TTAAAGGATACCAAGGAAATTTTTACAATGAAATTCCATACAAGTTAATTGATGGGTTTGACGAAATCTATCAATTTGCTGCAGACATGGGTGGTGCTGGATATATTTTTACTGGTTTAAATGATTCTCAGATTATGGAAAACTCTGCTCTAATAAACCTTAACTTGCTAAGAGCACAATCAAGATTAAATGAAAAATATGATATTAACAAAACTAAAATATTTTATTCAAGTTCTGCCTGTATGTATCCTGATTATAAGCAGTTAGATGTTGATAATCCTGGATTGAAAGAGTCTGATGCATACCCTGCAGATCCTGACAGCGAGTACGGATGGGAAAAACTGTTTAGCGAAAGAATGTTCTTGGCCTTTAATAGAAACAACAAGATTCCAGTAGCCATTGCCAGATATCATAATATTTATGGGCCAGAAGGAACTTGGTATGGTGGAAAAGAAAAGGCTCCTGCTGCAATGTGTAGAAAAGTTATACAGGCAGATGGTTTTATAGAAATTTGGGGGGATGGAGAACAAACCCGTTCATTCCTATACATAGATGAATGTATAGAAGCAACAAGAAGGCTTATGGAATCCGACTTTACTGGACCTGTCAATATTGGGTCTGAAGAAATGGTTACCATTAATCAGTTGGTTGATATTGCTTGTAGTGTTGAAGGAAAAACTTTAAGCAAGATGCACATTCCAGGACCTTTAGGGGTTAGAGGAAGAAACTCTAATAACGATCTAGTTAGAGAAAAGTTAGACTGGGATTATTCAATGTCTTTAAGAGAAGGAATTGAAAAAACCTATAACTGGATTAAAGGCCAAACAGTTAATGACAAATAAACAAGAAGTTGTAAAAGAATTTATTATTGAAGATGGGATTGGGGCACAACTTTGGAGAAAAGTATATGCAATGTCATATGCAAAACACAATAATTTGCTATTTGAAGATAAGCCAATAACAGATTTTTTAATTCATGAATCAGACAAGGTTTTTACAGAAGAAGATAAAAAAGATTTTATTAAAAATTTTACAGAAATAATAATTAATCCATGGGCAGAAATAGATTTTAGTGATAAAAATAATTTTTTTGTATCAAAAGAGATTGGGGCAGGTATACCAGAAACTCAAGGAATCTTGACAGAAAGAAAAGATTTTACTAAAAATGCTCCAGAATTTTCTAATGTTTCAGAAACAGACAATAATGTTGTTATACATATTCGTCGAGGGAATGTTATAAAAGAAAACCCGAGATGGATAGATGAAGAAGTTTATTTAAAAATGCTTAAAGATTTACCAAAAATATTAGACATTTTAAAATTTTCTCCAGAAAGGGTTATTGTTTTAACAGATGCTTCAAATTCAAATAAAAAATATAAACCAATTAGTGAGTTACAAAGCAAAAAATGGGATCAACCTTACCTATATGCTAACGAAAATGGAGAGTTTGAAACAACATCTTTAAATTTTGACGAACTTAGAAATGCCTATCCTGGAGTTGAAATAATAAATAATTTAAATACTCAAGACTCATTTAAACTTATGTTAAAGGCAAAATTGCTAGTTGTTTCTAGATCAGCATTTAGCCAGGTTGCAGGGTTGCTATCTAAAAACCATGTAATCGAGATGTTTGATTCTCATAATGGATTTGCTAATTCCGTGGCAAAAGTAGAGCGTAATGGAAATATTGTTGTTTTAAATAAAAACCCCTCCTAAATACATAGGAGGGGCATATTTATTTATACCTTACTTAGGAAATTTGTTCATCCACATTCTAGTCTTAGGCGTAATGCCCTTCCAGGAAGACCAGTCGTCTCCACCGTTGGTCATGTAGTATACAATCTCTGCGTTTTTGACGGGATTGAATAATTCAGCATTAGAGTCAAGATCAAACTTATCTCTACGATCAGGACCAAGTGTATCAATCATATTAATTTGGAACATACCATAAGACGAATCTCCAGTCTTGTGATTGCCATTAAAGGCCAGTGGTCGTCCATTAGATTCTTTCTTTGCTACTGCCCAAGCAACAACAAGGTCATTACCCTTGAAGCCAACAAGTGAAAGCAGTTGTTTTAGTTCTATGTCTGTTAGAGAAGTCTTATTTTCAAAACTCTCCAACATTTTTGCCTTAGAAACCAAAAAAACCTCTTTCGAGGTGGTTTCTGACATTTGAGCCTGTTTCAGGCTAAGGTTATTCTTAGTATCAAAACTTGAAACAGCATTAGCACAGTTTGACAAAACCGTTACTAGTGCTACGATACTGAGTATGCTAATGATTTCTTTGTTTCTTTCGATAAATTTAATCATAGTTTCCTCCTTAGAAAACAATAACACCTTTGGATGGTGTTACTACCAAGTATAACACAGATTTTCCCCAAAAGTCAACTCGATATGATGGTATAATAAATTTATGCCTCAATCATCATCTAACTACGCATCAATGAAATATCCGCTTGCAAGCGATCCAGTTAACGTACACGGAGACTTTAAAGTACTAGTTGATGCTTTAAATAATATTTTACCACCTTTGGGAGTTTCTTCTTTTACAATTCCCGTAAGGAATATAACAGGGCTTTCACTAAATGTTGGAGTTCCAGTTTTTTTAAGTGGTAGTATTAGTGGAAAAACAACTGTTGCAAGATATAACCCATCAAGCCAGTCACATGATGAAAATAGCCCAATTCTGGGACTTATCAAAAACAATCTAGATACAGACAATGATGGATTTGTTGTTATATCTGGTGTATTAGAAATGAATACTTCATCATTGGGAACTGTTGGAACTAAGGTCTATGTGGATGATGTAGGACAGTTGGTAGGTGGAAGACCAGCAACTGGACCAGCAAGATATGTTGCTGTTGTTGCTATTTCTGGAGTTCAGGGTTTGTTAATTGTTCAAACAAAAGGAAACGGTACCTGGAAAGCATTAAAAGATGGATTGTCTTAATGCAAGATGAAAGATTTTTAAAAAGAGATAACGATATTGTTTTTCCAGAACCAATCAGTGATGAACAATTAAAAAATTGTAAAGTTTTTGGATCAAGACATTCTGCAGTTCAGGTAATACCTGAAAATTCTAAATTTTTAGAAGTAGGCGTTGCAGCAGGAGACTACTCATACTGGTTTAGCGAACAAAGAAACCCATCTGAAATTTTTTTGCTAGATAGGTTTAAGGAAAATGACTATACAGTAGGAACCTATGTTGAGCCAAGGTTTAATCCAGAGACCCATGTTGACTTTATTAAAAATAGGTTTTCTTTACTCAAAAAGTCCGTTACGGTTTTACAAGGAATGACATATGATATTTTGCCAAAACTAAATGACAAGTTTGACTACATATATTTAGATGCTGACAGTACTGAGCCTGGATTCTCATTAGAGTTTTTAAATGCTGTAAGGCTATGCTCCGACAACGGAATTATAGGAATTAATGACTACAGCATGATGGACTATGTTCATGGAGTAAAGTTTGGAACAGTCCCCGTAGTCAATAAATTTTTAAAGGAAAACCCTCAGTGGGAGGTAATAGCCTTTTCTATTGAGAATACAATGTTTTGTGACATTTATATAAAGCGTAGAATTGTGCTATAATAAACCATGGCAACATTAAGAGGATCTCAATCACTATACAATATAGGCAACCCTCCTCCAACAGTTATTTGGACTGTAGTTCGTGGAGATACTTCTGGCTTTAAGGTTTATGTAACAGATGATGCAAAGGTCCCGCTAATTTTAAAGGGTGCTGGATCTGAGTGGGATATTGCTATGAAGATTAAGAGACCTACTTCAACCCCTGGAATTATTACAGATATTGCTACAACAATTTTGACATTAACTCCAGTTGCAGATGAAGATGATTTGGTTGGAGAATTCACAGTCTGGTTAACATCAGCACAATCTAATGTTTTACAGACAGGAGACATCTTTGATATTCAGGTTAGCGATCCAACAAGAGTCTGGACAGTTTGCCAGGGTACCATGAAGATCCTTGAAGATGTAACAGATTAATGGCCACAGCATTAATACTTGATGAACTTAATGGTAAAACCAAACAAATTTTTCCTATTGACTATCCTTTAATTCAAGTAGAAGATTTTACAAGAAACACCTTAGTCACAGACATACTTCCTTTTAGAGTTAAATTTTCAGCCATTCAAATTGTGGCTATTGGTTTGGGTAATACCCCAGGAATCCCACTTCAGGTTATTGGCTACAGCAACTATATTCTCTAATAGTCTTATTAAAATGCATGTTATAATTACCACATGGCTAAAATATCAGTTTCAAATGTAAAGAACCTGTTTCAAACAGGAGACAGACCAACTCAAGAAAACTATGTAGACTTAATTGATACCCTTTCATCCCAAGCAACAGATTTGGGATCTGCTGGTAATAATGAAGGTACAGTTTATTCTATCGAAAACATAACTGTAATTGATAATTTTGATGCTACAGTTTGGCGCATGGTCAAGTATATTATTTCAATATCAAAGACCTCTGCAGGGGACAACAAGTTCTATGCAACTGAATTAACTATTCTTGTTGACGGTACAGACGTATCAGTCAGCGAGTACGGCACTATCGACAATGATGGGAATATTGGCACCATTAATGTCTCTCGCACTGGAAATACCGTGGCTATTACAGTCACTCCAGATCCTGCGATCAAGCCAGTCACAGTTCGTTACGCACGAATTGGACTTAAGGCATAACTAAGGAGATATAAAAAATGGCAACAGTAAATAAAGATTTTAAAATTAAGAGTGGTTTAATCGTTGAGGGTTCAACAGCAACCGTTGGCGGTTTTTCCGTTCTTACAAAGAAGCAAGATGATCAAGACTACATCGTTGGTCTTATTGGCGGAACAGCCACATCTTCTAACACTGCAAACACAGTTGTAAAGCGTGATGCATCAGGTAACTTTGCTGCAGGAACAATTACAGCAACAGTTACAGGAAACGTAACGGGAAATGTAACAGGAAACGTAACAGGTAATTTAACTGGTAACGTAACAGGTAACGTAACTGGAACAGTTTCAAGCCTTTCAAACCACGACACAGATGATCTTTCAGAAGGTACCAACCTTTACTTTACAGAAGAAAGAGCACAGGATGCCATTGGAAACAATGTCGGAACTGGTCTTTCATACAACGATTCAACAGGTGTAGTATCTGTAACAGCAAACACTTATGATGCATACGGTGCAGCAGCAGCAGCACAATCTGCAGCCACAACCGCAGCAGCATCAGATGCAACTTCAAAGGCTAACGCTGCACAGGCTGCAGCAATCTCAGCAGCAGCAGCAGATGCTACTACTAAGGCCAACAATGCGAAGTCAGGTGCAGAAGCAACTGCCTCAGCAGACGCTACAAGCAAGGCAAATGCAGCGCAGAGCGCAGCAGAAGCAACAGCAGCATCAGCACTTACTGCTGCAATCTCAACAGAGGTTTCAAACCGTAACTCTGCGATTACATCTGCAATCTCAACAGAGGTTACAAATCGTAATACAGCAATTACTAATGCTGTAGCAGCAGTTGTTGACGCAGCACCTGCAGCACTTGATACTCTTAACGAATTGGCAGCAGCACTTGCTGATTCACCAGACACAGTATCAAATCTTACAACTCTTGTTGGAACAAAGGCTCCATTAGCATCACCAGCATTGACTGGCATACCTACAGCCCCAACTGCAGCAGCAGACACAAGTACAACTCAGATTGCTACAACAGCATTTGCTAAGGCAGAGGCTGACGCAGCACAAGCAGCAGCAGAGGCTACAGCAGCAGCAGACGCTACATCAAAGGCTAACGCAGCCGTTTCTACAGCATCAGCAGATGCAACTTCAAAGGCTAACGCTGCACAGGCTGCAGCAATCTCATCAGCAGCAGCAGATGCTACTTCAAAGGCAAACGCTGCACAATCTGCAGCCACAACCGCAGCAGCATCAGATGCAACTTCAAAGGCTAACGCTGCACAGGCTGCAGCAATCTCAGCAGCAGCAGCAGATGCTACTACTAAGGCTAACGCTGCACAGGCTGCAGCAATTGCACACGCAGATGCACTTGATACAGACGATGTAGCAGAAGCAACATCTCTATACTTCACAGATGCTCGTGCTAAGACTTCAGCAGCAGATCTTTTGACTGGTGCTACAAAGACTAATATCACAATCACAGGTTCAGGTTCAGGCCTTGTTATCACTGCAGAAAACGGTGTAGCAGATTCTACAACAACTGATCTTGCAGAAGGTACAAACAAGTACTTCACTGATGCTCGTGCTCGTGCTGCGGTAGATGGAACAACTCGTTCATTTACAGCAGTTGAGTTAAACTCAGTTGCTAAGCAGGTTGCAGCAACTCTATCAGCACCAACAGCAGGAGTTCAGACAGCCCACGCTTTTGCAAAGGCTGAATACCGTTCAGCAGAATACCTTGTAAAGGTTGCCAATGGAAATCATACAGAAATTTCAAAGGTACTTCTAACACTTGATTCTACTGATGGAATTGCAATTACTGAGTACGGAATTGTTGGAACCAACGGTTCACTTGCAACAGTTTCAGCAGGTATCTCAGGAGCAAATGTACAACTTCTAGTAACAACTGCCAACAACACTTCAACAGTGACTGTTGTCGGAACACTACTTGCGTAATAAAAAATAAAAATAGTTGGAAGAGGGAGTAATAAATGGCAACAGTCGATAAAGACTTCAAGGTCAAGAATGGATTAGCCGTAGCAAACGGCGGTACATTCGGAGGTGCAGTAACAGTAGGAACACCTACTATCGCAGCACATGCAGCAACCAAGGAGTATGTTGATAGTCGGTCTATTACCGTAGGCTCTACTGCTCCCTCTTCACCAACTAATGGAGCACAATGGCTAGACACTATAACAAATAGAATTAATTTTTATTATGGTGGATCTTGGTATACATCTGCAACAATAGACGACACACTAGAAATTCATGAACACATTCATGATACATCAATTGATGGCAATGGTCTTATTGTTTCTACATTCCGAGATGCAGGAACTCCGTCAGATCCACAAGGAACACCAGCAGAGGCTGGCGATCCAAGTACAAGTACGTTTACTGATACATTTGATGCTGGAACACCAGCGGATAATTTTAATTAAACGAATGTTATAATAATACAGTAATAAATGCGTAGAACGCATAAAGGGGGCAGTAAATGGCAACAAGAATGCAACAGCGTAGAGGTACCGCAACAATGTGGACTAACGCAAATCCAATACTTGGAGTAGCCGAAATTGGCTATGAAACAAACACAAATAAATTTAAGATTGGTGATGGAACCAATCGCTGGGCAGATCTAAACTACTTTGTAGATATTAATACAATTGTTGATAGTGCTCCAGGAACTCTAGATACGCTTAATGAACTTGCAGCAGCAATTAATGATGATGCTAACTACTTTACAACAATGGCCTCATCTATTGCACTAAAGGCACCACTTGCTTCCCCAACATTTACAGGAACAGTCTCTGGCGTAACAAAGTCAATGGTTGGCTTAGGGTCAGTAGATAATACAGCAGATACAGCCAAGCCAGTATCTACAT